AATATTCACCAGCATTCGAAGGATACCTATCCACCACATAATGTCGTAAAAGACGAAGAGATGAAATACACTCTTGAACTAGCAGTGGCTGGATTTAAACGAGAACATATCGATATTGAAGTCAAGGATCATATCCTAACTATCAATGGTAACCGACCACAGCGTCGTGAACAAAGTTCGTATGTTCATAAAGGTATTAGTGCTCGTAACTGGAAAAAGTCATTTAGACTGTCCGAATATACGGAAGTAAGTGGCGCTGATCTTGTAGACGGAATCTTGACAGTAAAATTGGAAGTCGTTCTACCTGAAGAAAAGCGGCCTCGTAAAATCACAATCGGTTCATACGAGGAAACAAATGACAACACTAGCTCTGAACTACTCACGGAATCTGCTTGACGCGATTTCAAATTTCTTCAATTCAATTGCTACAGCAGCAATGGTATCACGGCAAATGGAAGCTAACTTAAAACTAGCACATATGCTAAAACACGAATATCCAGGCGAATCTTATGAGGGTATCGTGGCTATTCTAAACCAAAAGACTGTAGGGGAGTACTATAAATGATTGCAGTACTCAAAAAATTGTTTACTCTCGATATTAAAAGGGGAAGACCTCTATTAAAATATCGTGAAGCAAACTACACACTTGCAGAACTTGAGCGTAGACTTAACGCTGAAATCCAAGGTTATGGAACAAGATACTAATGTGGCCGTACAATGAAGAAGAGCGTGACTTCTTAAGCTAATAAATAAAAAGGAGCAACAAAACTTGCTCCTTTTTTCTATAAATTTTTTGTAAAGGGAATGACATGAATATTGACGAACTAAGAGAACAACTAAAAATCGATGAGGGAGTTAAATATGAAATATATCTCGATCATCTCGACCTTCCTACTTTTGGCATTGGTCATCTGGTTAGGGACGACGATCCAGAATATGGGCAACCAGTCGGAACAGAAATTTCAGAAGAACGAGTCAATGAATGTTTTGACAGAGACGTCGAAATCGTGCTAGATGACTGTAGGATTTTGTATCCAGACTTTGATGATTTGCCGGAAGAAGTCCAACAGATTGTAGCGAACATGATGTTTAACATGGGTCGACCTCGCCTTTCTAAATTCAAAGGAATGAAACGTGGAGTAGACGCGCAAGATTGGAATGCCGCGGCAGATGAAATGGTTGATAGTGCATGGTATCGACAAGTTACAAATCGTGCAGACAGACTTGTAGAAAGAATGAGATCTATCGCATAAAAAGGTGTACAAACTCTGTGAAATAAGGTATAATTATATTATGTTGTTGGAGGTTGTATGTCGTTTTACACATCTGTAGTTCGCTACAGTAATTATATGTTTTACCGTGGCTATGATAAGAATGGCCAGCGTGTAATTAGAAAAGATCATTTTTCGCCTACATTCTACGTTCCGTCGAAAAAAGACACGGGCTGGTCTGGTTTAGATGAGGCGCAGATCGGCCCGGTCAGTTTCGAAAACATGCGGGAATCTCGAGCTTGGCTCGATCAATATAAAGACGTGTCTGGATTTAAGATCTATGGCACTACTAATTACATCCATCAGTATATCACAGAAAAGTTTCCACGAGAAATTGAATTTGATCGTGACATGATCAATGTATCTACAATTGATATTGAAACAGAATACGGTGATGGATTTCCAGAGCCTTCTTTAGCAAATCAAAAAATCACTGCTATTACTCTTAAGAATAATATTGATAATATTTACTGGGTTTGGAGTTATGGTGATTATGATGAAAAATCTGCTTTAATCAAACCTGTAAGATATACTAAGTGTGAAGATGAAGAACATCTCTTACTTCATTTTCTAGACTTTTTCTCATCACAAGAAAAATGTCCTGATGTTATCACTGGCTGGAACGTAAGATTTTTTGATATTCCTTATCTAGTAAATCGTGTGTCTAAACTTTTAGGTTTAGAGCAAGTAAAAAAGTTTTCGCCTTGGGGTCTAATTGAGCATAGAAAAGTCGTGCGTCGAGGTAAAGAGGATGAAACATATGACTTGCGTGGTATTCAAACTTTAGATTATATGGAGCTATTCCAAAAGCTTGGTTATTCGTATGGTCCTCAAGAATCATACTCTCTTAATCATATTTCGTCTGTAGTTCTTGGCGAAAAGAAATTATCCTTTGAAGAAGCAGGTTCTCTTAAAAATCTGTATAAAGAAGATTTTCAAAAATACATTGACTATAATATGAAAGATGTACAGTTAGTTGATCGCCTTGAAGATAAAATGGGTCTTATCACTTTAGCTATGACTATGGCGTACAAAGGTGGTGTCAATTATATGGACACCTTTGGCACAACTGCTATATGGGAATCGATTATATATCGAAAGCTTTTATCTCAAAAAACTGTTCCACCAGTCAATGCAAATCCTAGTATTAAAAAACCATTTGCAGGTGGATATGTTAAAGAGCCTCAAGTTGGTATGCATGACTGGGTTGCGTCCTTTGATTTGAATTCGCTGTATCCTAATATTATTGTTCAGTGGAACATGTCACCTGAAACTATTGTATCGCAATCAGAAGAAGAAGGTGTACATCATTATCTTAACTCAAAAGAACCAGTTAAATCACCTTATGCTGTTGCAGCCAATGGTTCTACATATAGAAAAGATAAAGATGGTGTTATTCCTAATATCATTATTGATTATTATGATGAACGGCGCTCTATCAAAAATATGATGCTTGCATGTAAATCTGAATATCAGAAGAATAAAACAGTTGAACTTGAAAAAGAAATCAATAGATATGAAAACCAGCAAATGGCCATTAAGATTCTTATGAATTCTCTTTATGGTGCACTAGGTAATCAATACTTTCGATATTTTGATATAAGAATTGCTGAGGCAGTAACTCTTACCGGTCAACTTGCTATTCAGTGGGCAGAACGAGCATTAAATAAATCTGTAAATGAGATAATGAAAACAGATAAAGACTATGTCATTGCTATTGATACCGATTCTTTGTACGTTAGCTTTGGTAGCATGATAGAAAAGCTAAAGCCAAAACAGCCGGCTCAATTTCTAGATAAAATTTGCAAAGAACACTTTGAACCTCTCTTTGCAAAATCTTACGATAATCTTTTTACTCATATGAATTGTCATAAATCTCGTATGGAAATGGGCCGTGAAGTAATTGCAGATCGTGGCATTTGGACTGCAAAGAAAAGGTATATCTTGAATGTGCACAATAACGAAGGTGTACAGTATGCTGAACCTCAGCTTAAGATTATGGGTATTGAAGCAATCAAATCATCTACACCCGAAGTATGTCGTTCTAAGTTTAAAGAAATATTTAAAGTGATTATTTCAGGAAGTGAAGCTGATACTCAAAAATTTATAGAAGATTTCAAAAAAGAATTTTGTTCGTTACCTGCAGAAAAAATTGCCTTTCCTCGCTCTGTTACTAACATTCGTGATTGGAGTGATAGAAAACTTATTTACAAGAAAGGTACCCCAATTCACGTCAGAGGATCGCTTCTATATAATAAGAAGCTTAAAGAATTAAGCTTAACTAAAAAATATGAATTGATTGCAAATGGCAATAAGATAAAATTTATGTATCTTAAACTTCCTAATCCTATTAAAGAAAATGTTGTAGCATTTCCAGATTATTTTCCAAAAGAGTTTCAGCTTGAAAAATATATAGATTATGATCTACAATTTGATAAAACTTTTGTAGATCCTCTTCGTCTTATTCTTGACGCAGTCGGATGGCATACAGAACAACAAGTTACACTGGAAGATTTTTTTGCATAATATGTTAAATAATGGTTTACATTCTAAGAACAATGGAGTATAATAATACTATGAGTAAAGATTGGGTAAAAGATATAAATGATATGCATCGTAAGTTTAGCGTACACTCGTGGACGTCAGAACAGCTCGTTGCTGGCGATAAGCAAAAGCTACAAAAGTTTCTTGACTTTAGAATTAAATTCTTGCAAGAAGAATTAAATGAAACTGCAAAAGCCGTTAATGAAAAAGATCCTGAAGAAATCGTTGATGGTTTGATTGATTTGTGTGTTGGAGCTATTGGCACTCTTGATGCATTTGGAATTGATGCATATAAAGCATGGGATGAAGTACATAATGCAAACATGTCTAAAGAACCAGGAATCAAAGAATCACGTCCTAACCCGCTCGGGTTACCAGACCTTATCAAGCCTGAAGGCTGGAAAGGTCCAGAACATCGAGGAAATCATGGGTATTTCACTAACAGTTTTTAATTCAATATTTGATAATAAAACTGACAAATGCATGGATCTAGAAAATTTTGATGCATTTGAAAAATTTCTATATAAACTTTCAGAAGAACCTAAGCAGTCTAAGAAAGCGGCTGTGCTAATATCTCCTGCAACGTACCAGCCGGATACTACTCGAGCAAATGCAAATGTTGTTGAGTGGGCCGGCTGGTGTTGTGTAGATGTTGACGAATACAAACCAAACGGAGATTTGCAAGATGACTTATGTAATCGCTTTTCTAGCTATCGCTTCATTTGTTACAGCACTGCTAGCAGTACATTGGATTCGCCTAAGTTCAGAATGGTGTTCCCTTTGCGAGAACGAATTGGAAGTGACAAAATCAGACATTTCTGGCATTCTCTTAACACAGAACTCGGAGAACTTGGTGACGTCCAAACTAAAGACTTATCACGCATGTACTATATCCCTGCGCAATATGCTGGTGCTTTCAACTTTATTTTCAGTCATGATGGCGACGCACTTGATCCTACAAGTCTTATGAGGAAACATCCTTATGCCGAAAAAGCAAACCTTAACAGCTTCTTTGACAGACTCCCAGAAAAAATCCAAAATCAAATCATCGAACACAGAAAAGGAAGAATGGATAACACTAATGTGGTGTGGTCGTCCTATCGCGATTGTCCCTTCTTTCCACGTAAACTCGAAGCAGAATACAGACTCATCAGTAATACCGGATGGTATCACAAAATGTATCAAATAATGGTTGCTATTGCTGGTAATGCAATCAAGCAACAGTATCCTATCACTGCATCTGAGATTGCTAAGATGTGTCAAGAACTTGATCTAGAAACTGGCAATTGGTATAAGAATCGTCCACTTGATAAAGAAGCAGATCGTGCTCTTGAATACGTTTATAAAAATATATAGGTGAAATATGGATTATGAAGCATTTGTATATCGATACACAAATAAGATAAATGAAAAAAAATACTTAGGTTATCATAAAGGTAGTATCCATGATGGATATGACACTTCTTCTACATCTAAAGAAATGAATGATGCCTTTGGTCGTGGTGAACTAGTACGTGAAATTATTGATACTGGTTCTGTTAAAGATATGATTGCGTTGGAGAGAAAAATGCTACTTGAAGTGGATGCACGAAATAACGATGAATACTATAATAAATCAAATGGTGGTGGATCAGAATTAAAAAACTTTATTAAACCTTCGCTTGATACACTTCAAGAAAATATCATCTACAAACAATATCCTGTTGAGATGGTGCAGAAAGAAGTAGTGGCAGCTTATAAGAAATTTCAAGTTCGTTTTAACGAGATTGATTCTCAGCATGCAAAAACTTTGCGTGATAAGATTGATGATTTGAACGGTGATACCAGCGATTTCGAACCAGTACATGTTCTTTTAGACTATTTTGGTAAAGACGAACATCTTCTTCTAGATGGTAACCACAGAGTAATCGCGACAATGAATTCTAAGCGCGCTCAATTTATTCCAGTGCAATACATACCTAAGAATGCTTGGTCTCCGTTCAATAAGCTAGAGCTAAAAACTTTAGCAAATAGACTTAATCCTTTACCAGATAAACCTGCGCTTTCGGCGAATAAAGATGATGCAGTAAAATTTTTGATTGAGAGATACGAAGATGGTGAAGGTGTAGATGTAAAGTCTGACCAGAATGCAGAAGAATTATTAAAATGGGGTTTTACTAAAAAACAAATCAGTGCATATATGAAGATTGCTCAGAAAGAGATCGATAATTTTACTACAATTCCTAATGGTGCGGTGTGGATTAATTGGCCGGTAACTCGAAATAAAGAATTAAAGAGTAGAGTTGAACAAAATAGAGATAAAAATACTATGGCAATCTCTGCATCTTCTGGCGGTTTTCGTTTAGATACGTTGCTAAAAGAATCCACCTACCACTTGACAAAAACAAGAGCAGTAGTTGTAATGTATCATCCAAATGCTTCTGCTCAGATACAGTGGTTCAAAGAATACTTACCTCAATATGAAAAAATCTTGAAACACCGCTTAAAGGATTTTAACGTGAGCTTTCAATATTGTGAAACTATTGCATATGCTGGTTTACAAGACTCAGCAAATGTGGTATAATATATCTACAATGGAGAAATCAATGAAATCAGTTAAAGAACGTGAATCCGTAAAGGTTCTCGAAGAATGTATTGAACTACAAAAACGTAAAGGTGAAGACTATCAGTCTGCTAAATCTAACGTAGTACAAGCAATGCATTATCGTCGTGGTGTAGATACAATCTATGATATTATGCATGGTAAAATGATGCGTGCTGCATCCTTACTTGAATCTGGTCAAGAGCCTAATCACGAATCACTCGAAGATACATTTAAAGATCTAATTAACTATGCTTCATTTGCTGTATCATATATGCGTGGTACAATGGATGGACAAGATCCTGAAAACGACATGTTTAATAGGCCAAAGAAATGAAGATAGGTTTAACTGCTAGTACTTTTGATTTACTTCATGCTGGTCATGTTGCAATGCTAAGAGAAGCAAAATCTCAATGTGACTACTTAATTTGTGCCTTACAAGTAGATCCAACACTTGACCGTGCCACAAAGAATGCACCGGTGCAAAGCATCGTTGAAAGACAGGCACAATTAGCAGCAATTAAATATGTTGATGAAGTATTAATTTATTGTACAGAAGCCGATTTACTTGATATAATAAACATGTACCCAATTAATGTACGAATACTCGGAGAAGAGTATAGACAGAAAGATTTTACTGGTAAAGATGAATGCCGTAATCGAGGTATAGAATTATATTTTAACAAACGAGATCACAGATTCTCGTCTAGTGACTTAAGGGAGAGAGTACGTGCAGCTAACAACCGTAAGTGATATTAGAAACTATTTTATTGGAGAACTAAATGACGGAGCCTTCACAACTGACAAAACCGGTCAAAATACGATCGAATTACTTGGCGCTTCATTTATCGCAGACGAACCCTCAATCTTTGGAAGTCCAAACCAGGAATACATTGATCGAGAGATTGATTGGTATTGTAGTGGTAGCACTAATATTAATGATATTTATGCTGGGGAGCGTGCTGCTCCTGAAGCATGGAAATATGCTGCCAACAAGCATGGAGAAATCAATTCAAACTATGGTAGACTGATCTTCGATGATATATATTATAGGCAGTATGAAAACGTCCTAGAAGAATTAGCAGATTCAAATGATACTACAAGACGTGCTACAATGGTTTACAACCGACCAAGCATCTGGGCAGAATACCAGGATGCTGGTAAAAACGATTTTATCTGTACTAATGCTGTCACTTATTACATTCGCAATGGTGAACTCCAAGCTGTCGTACAAATGCGATCTAACGATGTCGTGTTTGGATACAAGAATGATTATGCTTGGCAGCGTTATGTGATGGGACTTATCTGCCAAGACCTCGGTGGAGGTAGAAACACACTAAAGCCAGGTCAATTGATCTGGCAAGTCCAAAACTTACATGTCTATGAAAGGCATTTTCATCTTGTCAAGTAAATGGGACATTAGATATTTGCAATTGGCCGAGGAGGTAGCTTCTTGGTCGAAAGATCCTTCAACCAAAATTGGAGCAGTTGCAGTAGGATCCAAGGGTCAGGTATTGGCTCAAGGTTTCAATGGCTTTCCACGAGGTATGGAGGATAAATTACAGTATTATGAAGATCGCGAAACTAAGTACAAGTATGTCGTTCATGCAGAAATGAATGTCATATATAATGCTACATATAATGGAGTATCTCTAGATGGTGCTACATTATATGTTACAGGGTTGCCAGTTTGTTCTGACTGTGCAAAAGGTATAATTCAAGTGGGCATTAAACGAGTCGTTATGAAAGAACAAAACGTACCGTCCAAATGGATTGAGTCGTGGAAGACGACGGTTGGAATGCTCGATCAAACAAAAATAAATTGGGAGTTTATAAATGTCTCAGATTCAAGAACGTCATGAAGATTACATGAAGCGGCGTCTACGTGAAGAAAATATTGGTGTTAATATAGAATACACTAACATGAGACTTACAAAAGAAATTGAAGAACTTAAAGATAGAATTAAAACGCTTGAAACTGATATGGCATATACCGCATATGCTACTAGCCCGGAAGAACAACGAATTTACGACCTAAGGAAAACGGATTAGACATGAAAGTCCTTGTTATAGGACATAGCCCTTCCTCTCGCGAATATTGCCCGAGGAAGGGCAACCCTTCTATCAATCGCCTGAATAGGTGGCTAGATGAATGTGGTGTGGAAATATACAGCTTCAGTAATGCGTGTGCACACCACGCCGTTTCCTTAAAAAAAGACAATATTGATAGAACATTTATCTATGAAATATCAAATACGTATAATAAAATTCTAGGATTAGGGAATGAGGTAAATAATATTCTAAAGAAAATGGATATAGAACACTTCTCTCTTCCACATCCTTCACCGCTTAATCGTAACCTTAACGATAAAGCATACGAAAAAAAAATCATAAATAACTTAAAATCTTATTTACAAATAGACTAGAATTTGGTATAATATTCTAGTAAGGAGTTAAATAAATGAATGTAGTAATCTTGCTCGGTCGAGGTACCGAGGGTTGTGGTGTTACGCAATGTGCAATTCAAATGCAAAAAGTACTCAACGCAACAATTCTTTCTGCTAATGATAAAAAGTGGGGTAGAGCTAAAGGCTTAAAAATAGAACAGACAGAAATGAATGTCGGTGAACGTTGGGAGGACATGTCACATGTTGTTAATGCTTTTGATTTATGCATTGTTTATTCCGTACCATCTAAGTCTCATCCACAAGACTGTCAAGATAATTTCCTAAAGCTTCTAGATAATATTAAAATACGTAAAGCGTTTATCAATGTAGACCATAAGGCTGCATCGATTGCACGTAATGCTAATCTTGTTGAAGTATGTAAGAAGATGGACGTGATTATGACTCATAGTCTTGAGAATGATTTCTCACGATTTATGAAGAAGAATAAGATTACGGTACCTCTCAAGAAAATGTCTCTTGGCTTTGACTATGATGGCCACCGAGCTAAATACTGGAAACCAATTGAAGAAACATATGAAGAATATGTACGTTGGATTGGCCGCACTGCAATGTGGAAAGGTCCAGCTCTCATGATTGACTACCACCAAGATGCGATTATGGAAGCTGGATTTATTACAGTCCTTGAAGGATTGGAAGCTTCTATTCAATATCCTTTAGTACTCTATCGTGATAATAAGAATGAGAATCCTACAGATCGCCGTAAGGTTGTAAATTACTTTCGGCCTGAAAAACAGCATGGCGAAACAGAAAAGTTTAGAGAAGATATGTATGGTACAGAAGAAGCTGGCCAAGGTTCATATCTTTATCCACAGTATAATAACCATGACTGCATGCAACGTTTAGCTAAGTCAGGTTTTGGTGCAGACTTGTATCATCTTAAAGCAGAAACATATGGAAACAATATTGAGAATTGCCATGCAGAAATTATTGCATGTGGTTCTATTCCTATTTTTCATAAACACTTCTGTGATAATGTCATACATAAAGTACAGGACAAACCAGTAAGCCTATGTAAAGATACTGGTACAATTGGTCTCGACTACACTAACTTTCAAGAGTGTCGAGATCTTATGATCAATCTACGATCTTCACCATCGATGAGAGATGATTGGAGGGAAATGGCGTTTGAATTTTGGAAGCAGCATTCTGACGGAAAAGAAGTTGTTAATGAAATTGTCGAACTAGCCACAACCGATGAACACCAACCACAAGGACTCGAGGAGTTTTTCTAATGAAGACAATTTTTATTACCGGCATGGCCGGCATGATTGGCTTTCACTCAGCCAAGAAGTTCAATGAACTAGGGTGGAACGTAACAGGTCTTGACAATTTCAATGACTATTACGACGTTAAACTAAAGCATGCTCGTGAAGCTATACTTAATGGTATAGACATTAATGTAGTACATGCTGACATTCAAGATCCAGATAAATACGAAGAATTAATTAAGAATGCAGATGTGGTTCTACACCTTGCAGCATATGCTAATCCTCGTCATTCGTTTGAAGAGCCACAGCATTATATTGATACTAATATCACTGGTACACAAAGAATCCTAGAAGTTGCTGAGAAGTACGACACGCCAGTAGTATATGCTTCAAGCTCATGCGTAATGCATGGCCAGCCACTTCCGTGGAATGAGCATGATCGACCTGCTCACCAGAACAATGCATATGGCTGGTCAAAGCGATCTAATGAATGTCAGTTTATGCATTCTAAACTTGCAAGATCTACTGGTCTTCGTTTCTTTACTGTCTATGGTCCATACGGCCGGCCAGACATGGCGCTGTTTAAATTTACAGATGCTATTCTCGAAGATAATGCTCTTACAATCTATAACTTTGGAGATATGAAACGTGACTTTACTTACGTTGATGATATTGTACAAGGTATTGTAATTGTCACAGATGATATTCTCAAGCCATCAGGCACAAGTGATGGAGTACGTCATGAAATCTATAACATAGGTTATGGCGAACAAGTCCAGCTTATGGATTTTGTAAATGAGATTGAAAAGAATCTTGATCGTAAAGGCAGGTATGACATGGTACCTGCTCACCCAGCTGACACGCCAGAAACCTGGGCGGATACCACAAAGCTTCAAGCTTTAGGATATAAGCCAACAACACCTGTTTCTGAAGGTGTAAAACAATTTGTTTCTTGGTACAAGGAGTATTATAATGTCAATTAACATTGCAATTATTGGTCATGGATATGTAGGTAAAGCTGTTGATCATGGTTTTTCTACATCACAGGTTGAAAAGTTTATTGTAGATCCAATTTACAACACATCAATTGATGATATTCGTGGAAAGAAAAGATTAGACGCAGCGTTTGTTTGTGTACCTACTCCGTTTGGATCCAATGGAGAAATAGATGCAACCATTGTAAAAGATGTGGTACGTCAGCTCGAGTTTTTTCGTTGTCCTATTATTATTAAGTCAACAGTTACACCTGAAATTGTTGATGAACTTTTCAATGGTAACCGAGATGTAATTTACAATCCTGAGTTTCTTACTGAAAAGAATCACCTTGATGATTTTATAAATCCACCTATGCATATCTTTGGTGGAAACGCAATGGTGACGCGTAAAGTACAAGAATTGTATGAGAAATATAGTCAGTGTAAACCATGCCCTGTTACTCATATGACAGCTATGGAAGCATCATTTGTGAAGTATGGTATCAATTGCTTTCTCGCTACAAAGGTTCTATGGTTTAATCAGTTTAAAGACATTGTAGATAATTATGGTGCAAAATATAATGTGATCGTAAATGCTATTGGCAGCGATCCACGTATTGGACATTCTCATACTCAAGTTCCGGGTCCTGATGGACGAAAAGGATTTGGCGGAGCGTGTTTCCCTAAAGATACAAATGCCTTTAACACTTTTTCAAAAGGTGAGTTCTCAGTACTTACAAAGGTTATTGCTGAGAATAATACATATAGAAAAGAATATGAACTTGATGAACGTGAAAAAGAACAGAAGGTAAAGTATGCCTAGTTATGCTAGTATTGTTCCATTGATTGGTGGAGAGACCATCGCGATGGAACGAGTTTTTAAAAAAAAGCCGGAGTATTTGTTAAGCTATGAACCGTTTAAAGATAATGATACTCACCTCGTTGAGTACTATGAACGAAAAGTTCCCTACCACGTGTTGGGAGATAACAGGATGGACAACCTACATCCTGTCGATGTTATTAATACCGTATGTCCTTGTGCTGGGCTTAGTAGCCTTAGTACTACAGCATCTACTAATTCTGCTACTAACGATTGGATGCCTACCACAGCTCGTTATGTTTTGGGTACACTCTCACCTCGAGTATTCTGGGGCGAAAACGCACCAAGACTCGCTTCTCAAATGGGACAACCTATTGTTGAAAATCTCAGACAAATCGGTAAAGAGTTTGGATACACTTTCAGCATTTTTAAAACGAAGTCTATCCTTCATGGATTAGGCCAAGTCAGAGACAGGACCTTTTATTTTTTCTGGAAAGGAAACAAGGTTCCTGTCTTTGAATATATAAAAAGGGAACATGAAAAAATAGAAGATACTATTCGTGGAGTGCCTAGGAATTCTAGTGATCCTATGAGTATTGTAACGAATAAAAATGTTCCATCACAAGATCCTTACTATAGGTATGTCCTTGAAGAAATTGAAGGAGGTACCTCGCATTCTGCTTTTCAGGATAAAATTGAAAAAAGCTGTGATGTAAAACAATATATTGAAAACAGTGGTATTACTTATGATAAAGTTGCAGAATGGATGGTAGCCAATGGATTTGAAAAGCAAGCACAACGTTGCACCGCTATGTATGAAAAACTAAAAGCTGGTGGAAACATAATGCGAAGAGGTGTTAACATACCGAAAGATTATATCGGCGCTTTTGTTGGTGCTTATCCTACCATGCTAGCACATCCAGATGAAGATAGATTCTTAACAATCAGAGAATGTATGTCTATTATGAAATTGCCAGAAGATTTTATCTTACAAGGCGGACTTAAAAATATTAATCATATATGCCAGAATGTACCAGTAACGACTGCACAAGATATGGCAGATCATGTTTTAAAATTTGTTGAAGGTAGACTTGACAACCAAATGATTGAGACTGATTATCTAGTGCAAGATAATAAATCACAAACACTTGACTATAAAAAAGAAGGTGTACAATTAGATGCATTTATGGTATAATATACTTAATGTTATCAGGAGAAATAGATGAGTATTATGGATAAACTTAAAAAGAATAGTAAAGTTAAAGAAACTTCTATTCTTGCTGAGTCTAAATTTTTTAATGAAAAGGATATGGTAGCTACTGATGTTCCTATGATCAATGTAGCACTATCCGGTTCCGTGGATGGCGGACTTTCGCCAGGACTTACAGTATTAGCTGGCCCATCCAAACACTTCAAAACCTCATTTGCTTTGATTATGGCAAGTGCATATCTGAAAAAACATAAAGATGCAGTGCTTCTTTTTTATGATTCAGAGTTTGGTTCACCGCAATCTTACTTCGAGCAATTTAATATTGATACAGAACGTGTTCTTCATACTCCTATTACAAATGTTGAAGAACTCAAGTTTGATTTGATCGGACAGCTTGAAGGTCTTGATCGTAATGACAAAGTAGTAGTCGTTATCGATTCTGTAGGCAACCTCGCATCGAAAAAAGAATTAGAAGATGCTATTAACGAAAAGTCAGTTGCTGATATGTCAAGAGCAAAAGCGCTCAAAGGCTTATTTAGAATGTGTACTCCTTACTTAAACATGAAAAATATTCCTTTGATTGCGGTGAATCATACGTACATGGAAATTGGATTATTTCCAAAGGCTGTTGTTTCTGGTGGTACAGGCATTTATTATTCGGCAGATAATATTTGGATTCTTGGTCGTCAACAAGACAAGCAAGGTACTGAGATAAAAGGTTACCACTTTGTTATCAATGTGGAGAAATCAAGATATGTCAAAGAGAAGTCTAAAATTCCTATTAGCGTCAGTTGGGATGGCGGTGTTCAGTCTTATAGCGGCTTACTCGACGTCGCTTTGGCAGGCAATTACGTTGCTAAGCCTAGTAACGGTTGGTACTGTCGTGTTGATAGAGATACTGGAGAACTCGTCGATCCAAAGTGTAGAGAAAAAGATACATTGGAAGCCGGATTCTGGGAACCAATCTTCGCCGACACAGATTTCAAAGACCATATCAAGAAATCTTATGCAATCGGAGCTTCAAGAGATTATGGAGAATCGATTGAAACATGATGAAAATGTAACATATCAGCTAGTGCCTGGAGATCAAGGAGATCAACACTGGCTGGTACGTTTTTTAGAAGGACCATTTCCGGAAACTGTGATTCAGTATGGAGCTATTAGTTTTAACGAAGCTGCTGAAAATATGATGTCATTCAATTTCTTTATTGAATCGAGTCCAGATCCAGATCTTTCAATAGACAACGTTGAATTGCAAGAATTCGCTGGTGATGTTTTACAAGAAATTATTAGAAAAGGCATTGAAGATAATTCAGTGGTAATGGAGGATAAATGAAGATTTTAATTTGTGGATTGCCTGGTAGTGGCAAGACTACACTCGCAGAACCACTCGCAGAATTACTTGGTGCAGTATGGATTAATGCTGATCAAGTAAGAACAAAATACAATGATTGGGATTTTACACCTGAAGGTCGTATCCGTCAAGCACAACGTATGAGGTATCTTTCAGACGGTGCTGTGATGGCAGGCAAAGTTGCTGTAACCGACTTCGTAGCGCCAACAGAAAAAGCACGTGAAGCTTTTGATGCTGACTATGTAATTTGGATGGATACTGTAAATAAAAGCAAATCTGTAAATGGACCAGCAGCTGAAGGCAGTACATTCGAACAAACTGATAAGATGTTTGAGAAGCCAGAAAAATGTGATTACCATGTTGCAGATTGGTTTGAAGATACTCATGCTCAGCTATTACCAATTATTAAAAGCTATATGGAAAGGAATAAGTAATGGAACTTTTACTTTTACTTGCAGCTGGAGCTGCAGCTCATCAATATCTAAAAGAACCGGATATTGTAATCCCACCGTCAGAGCATAAAGTGATGGTGCAAAATGAACAGGTATTTGTTCCTAATGATACCACTCTCGCTATGATTGATTGGTCAAAAGCAGGTAACTTTAGACAAACTTCTAGCACAAATAATGTGGAATGGGTGATTATCAGTGAGTAAATTTGATCCACTAAATCCTACCGTACAAATGCTTGGTAGGTGGCAACCTTGGCACGATGGCCATACTGAACTTTTTCGTCGGTGTCATGCTATGACAGGCCAAGTTGCTATTATGATTCGTCAAGTACCAGAGAAACGTGAAGCAAATTCTCGTGTACCTGGCCAAGATGACAATCCATTTGATATTGAAACGGTCAAACAAAATATTATTGATGGATTGGCACAAAAAGGGTTTACATTTGATGAAGACTTTGTTATAATGGTAGTACCAAACATTGTTGACATTAGTTATGGTCGCGGTGTTGGTTATACATTTACAGAGCATGATCTTGGTAAAGAAGTTCATAGTATTTCAGCCACTCAAATTCGTGCAAAGATGAGAGAAGAAGGTAAACTTGCAGACAAATCTTGAACAAACGATTCTTCGTAATCTCCTGACTGACGAAAGGTATATGCGTAAAGTATTACCTTTCGTCAAGCCAGATTACTTTGAAGGCGTTTATCGTATATTATTTAAAGAAGCTGGTAAGTATGTCGGTAAGTACAATAGACTTCCGACTGCTGAATCATTTAAGATTGAGCTTGATCAAACTGACCGACTTTCTGGTGAACAGTATACAATGGCCGTTGATATTCTTCCGCAGTTGTTTTCGAAAGAAGCAATTGACGATCAATGGCTATTGGATACTACCGAAAAGTGGTGTCAAGATAGAGCCATCTATAATGCCATTATGGAATCAATTTCTATTATTGATGGTAAACATGAAACAATGACTAAGGGTGCTTTACCTGATTTGCTCAGTAAAGCACTTGGTGTTGCATTTGATACAAACGTAGGTCACGATTATGTTGAAAATTATGAAGAACGTTTTGATTTCTATCACACTGAAGAAGATCGTATCCCGTTTGATCTTGAATATTTTAACAAGATTACAAAAGGTGGTGTACCAAGTAAGACACTTAACATTGCCCTTGCAGGTACTGGCGTTGGCAAGTCTTTATTCATGTGTCATGTTGCTGCTAGTGCTTTGGTAGAAGGTAAGAATGTACTATACATCACTATGGAAATGGCAGAAGAACGTATCGCAGAACGTATTGATGCTAATCTTCTCAATGTACCTATTGATCAACTTTCTAATTTATCTCGTGAAATGTTTAGAACAAAGGTTGAAGACATTGCACGTAAGACTGCAGGTAAGTTAATCGTAAAAGAATATCCAACTGGTTCTGCACATGCCGGTCATTTTCGTGCACTGCTCAATGAATTAAAACTAAAACGGCAATTTGAACCAGACATAATCTTTATTGATTATTTAAATATCTGTTCTTCTAGTAGAATGAAAGGAATGGGTGGTGCAATCAATTCATACAATTACATTAAAGCAATCGCTGAAGAGTTACGTGGCCTTGCAGTCGAGTTCGACGTACCGGTCTTCTCTGCAACGCAAACGACTCGTAGTGGTTATGGTAACTCGGATGTTGGGCTTGAAGATACGTCCGAGTCTTTTGGATTACCCGCTACCGCCGACTTAATGTTCGCACTTATCTCGACCGAAGAGCTCGAAAACTTAGGTCAGATGATGGTCAAACAATTAAAGAATAGATATAATGACCCTACTCAAAATAAGAGATTTGTAATTGGAGTTGATCGTAGTAAGATGAGACTTTATGACGTTGATGAAAATGAACAGAATCTTACTGATGATACTCCTGTTTTTGATAAATCTAAATTTAACGAAGACACATCTAAATTTAAGGATTTTAAGCTATGATATACAAAGGCCCTGAAAGAAGTACTTATTGGGGAAGTGATAAGTACAAAGATAGACGAGCAGAAGTAATGCATGATGAAGAAGCTGGTTTCTATGTTGATATGTATCTTAATGATGAGCTAATCGAAACAAGGCCTCTATATAAACATAGCGAAAGATATGCTGAAGACTGTGCAGAAAATTACGTAATGGGAATCATACATTGAGTACAAGATTAATTAGTTATAGTAAACCACCGGAGAAGTTATATGTCGGTAACGATGTCCAAGAACTTATTGCGTATACAGCCCGTGTCTCGAATCCCTCGAACCAAGATAACACCGAAACCTCAGAAAAATTATTACGATATCTCATTAGAGAAAAACACTGGTCGCCATTTGAAATGGTTAGCGCTTGCTTAGAGGTTACTACAACTCGAGATATTGCAAGGCAACTATTAAGACATAGGTCATTCTCTTTCCAAGAGTTTAGCCAAAGGTATGCCGATCCTACACAGGACTTGCATTTTAAATTCAAAGATGCACGTCTACAGGATACAAAGAATAGACAAAATAGTTTAGATGTAAAAGATCCAGACTTACAATTAGAATGGTTGCAAAAACAAGCGGAGGTAGTTAATGAAGCAAAAAAATCTTATGAATGGGCAATTGAAAAAGGTATCGCTAAAGAGCAAGCTCGAGCAGTTTTACCGGAAGGTATCATGGAATCTCGATTGTATGTTAACGGAACCATCAGGTCCTGGATCCATTATGTCGACCTACGCTCTGGACACGGTACACAAAAAGAACACATCGAATTAGCAAGAGCTTGCGCTAAAGCTATTGAGCCTATCTTCCCTATGATTATGGAGTTTTGCCATGAAGATTGATTATAAGTTTGACGAAAAAAATCTAATTAATGAGTTTCAAAAATATATTGATTCTACTTATGATTCACATTACTCAAAGGATAAGTTCCAAGCCACTGAGTTTATTATTGACGGTGGGCATGGAACAGGTTTCTGTATTGGTAATGTATTGAAATATGCTCAACGATATGGTAAGAAGGGCACTGATGTAGATGCCCGTAAAGATCTTATGAAGGTCTTACATTATGCTCTTATTCAACTTCATGTTCATGACACGTCACAGTAACTTCTTTAGTGTAAAATAAAAGTTGTTCTACTTTACCTTTGTGATATTCACAGGTTTCTAAGTCTTTATATGACAAGTGATCATAGTTATAGACACTAGCACCTATTGTGATAAGTAACGCAAAGACCATTCTGTATACCTATCTTTTATACTTCTTGTTTTCTTTTCAAGTTCAGTTTGCTTGTATGGAACGTCGTATCTTTCCACCATTTCATATGCATATGTACCAAAGATTATGCACGAAAGCAAATACGCCATTATGATCCAAAATATGTATATCAAATTGGTGGCCTTCCTGGATCACCGGTTGCCGCACTGTACATAACCCATACTAATGCTCCGATTGCGCTTATAGCAACGATACCAATAATCGCAACCATTTTTAGCGTTTCAATAAATTCTGCTTGTTCTTTTTGCTTTTTTATTTGAAGCAGCCTTGCTGCTTCCTTTGCTTCTTGAATACGCTTGGCTCTTTCATCTACAATAGATTGCCACGTATCAGGACCGAACCGCATATTAATCATGTTTTTCATCTCTTGCATTTTTTCAGCAGCAAGCTTGGCATCGATGATTTCTTGTGCTACATTTTTAATTCCAAATTGGTCACCAATTCCCATTCTAGATTTTTTTGATCTTTCAGCTTGAACTTCATCGTTGCCACGAAACAGTCCATCAACAGCACCGGCTATCTCACCAATATCTTTTGCTGTCTCGATGTTAGATTTGATAAAATCTACACTAGCTTTTAGCAGGGATATTCCCGCGAGGGTTTCTGCAATCATCTCGATTTATCCTTTAGTAAGAAGTTACTGGATAAATGTATGTCACTTGAAATAAAGAATGTCGCTCCGTAAGTATTTATATGTACAAGCGCTTTAACGTGTGGTATAATACTATATAAATAGAAATGATTCAGTGAAACTGGATGGATGTAGGCTGGACGTGGGGGCAGTACCCACCGCCTCCACCATAAGGAGTCTTATAATGGATGAAGTATTATTGTGGCAGTTTAGACAAAAATGTGTAGAATATATTTGCATCAATAACTACTCAATATATCACGCGAGACTCATTATGATGGGGGCGAAATAGGATCGACAGATACAAGAAGGCAGTGGAGAATCAAAAAAGTAAATGCAAAC